CTCACAGATAATGTCCCATTCTTCATCTGTGAAGTCGATGACGATGCGGGGAGAGGATTCGGCTTCTCCGTTCATCAGGCGTTGAATAGCTAAAATTGCTTTGGCAGGCATTTCCCTTCCGGTAGAAAGCCAATCATCCACCGTTCGTTTGGTTGCTCCACATTGTTTAGCAAGCCAAAAACGATCTCTCCCAACGGTCTTGAGCCATTTTTTTATGTCTTCTTTGGTCGGCGTCATACGTTGATTTTACGGACTTTTTCGGTAATCGCAACTCTTTTTTATGACTTGAATACGGTTTAACTCGGTATATTTTTATTGATCAATACCGAAAAAATCAGTAAATTGAGCTCATCAACTACGAGAGATCATGAAAACAGAAATCGACTTAGACAAATTGCCGGACGGCTGCAAGAGCCATCTGCTGGCCGAAGCGGAAGAAGGGTTGAAGCCTTCGGAGGCTATTATCCGCATCATTGAACGAGAATCATTCCGCAGGGGATTCCGTGTTCACTTGACTACGGCCCGCGATCTTCCCCGCCCGAAGAACCCCAAGAAGCCCGCGGCATGAAGTCAGTCGATACTCAAAAGCCCCTTACTGAAGAGATAGCTTCTCCCCTTATGAGTGATGGAAAAACTATTTCTGTTCTCAAATGCATCGAACCAGGAGGACCCCTCAACCATGTTATCCCTCATACAGGCATCCACCACAAATTGAGTAAATGCCAAAGACCATTGAAATTCCATGGAAACATCTTCCCAGCTCCATTCCTGGAGTTCCGCCGCAAAAATGAGAAGTTTCTCTTGTGCCTCTCGCAATTGTTTATCTCGTTGGATTTCCTGGAGATCAATCTTGCCGAGCTCTACACGAAGCCTGTTATTGGCGCGCGTGAGCTGGCAGTTCTGGCGGATAAGGCGGCGGAACTCAAAAGTGTGGCGCGGGAAGCACTGGCTTATTTTCATGAAGCGGCAAAGGCGGTTGAACCTCCTTTTCAACCAAGCGGCAATGATTTTTCTGAATCGGTAGAGGAGAGTCAAGGCGACTGTGGAGCCAACTGTGATGCAGATTCCTTCAATGATGTTGGACCAACTAATTCCTCCGAACATGGAGGAGAATGTATCTGATAATCCTAAATCTTTCAAACCTAACAATGCTTATTGAATACGACAACGAAGACCGGTGCATCCGGGTGAATAGCGAATACGTCGCCATCCGGGAAGCGGAGGGCCTCAAGGACGAGCTGGAATTAGCGATTGACCAGTGGGAAGTGGATCACGCCACACAGTGCGACAACCCCGACGGACACTACGACGACTGAACTATGGAAGAAGCCCTGATCGAAGAATTGAAGCTGCTCGGCTGGCACGAGCTTTAACCCGGCTTAACAGACGATAAATACCATGCAAAAGAAATTATTAGAAACAGTCTACGATGGTTTTGAAAACAAGCCATCCCCCGAAAACCCTTTTCTTCCGGGCGATATTGTACAGTTTACCTACGAAGATGATTCTAGATTGTATGAGGTCTATCAAGCCAGGCTTGATAGAGTCCTGTTGATTCCTCAGGGGACTTATTGCACAGATGCACCGGCTTGGACGCTCAAACTGGTGCAGAGGGATCCCACTGTATTGAATAGAAGGGGAGGGCGTGCCCGTGTCCGTATTGGGCATGCTTTATCCTCTCATACTCATAAGCAGGAACAATGTATTGCTCTTGTGCATCGGGGTTTCCTGTTGAAATGGTTGCTACGGTTGTTTCCTGCCCTCTTGGCGGTTCTATTCGTATCTGGTCGAGGAAAGCACAGATAATTTCATCCGGCCGCCAATATCCGTGAATTCCGAAAACTTCTTTAGGCTCAACCCAGCGATAAGAATAGAATTCTATTTTCGAACGCATAACTTGAACAAATTAAAACGAGATAAACAAGAAATCAACAATGAAAAAAATGACGAACGAACAATACTGGTTGCGCCGCGACCGCACCGAGAAAATGGAATCCCTTTACGGCCGCCCGATAGGCTTTCCGGAAGACGAACTCAAGCCCCGGCCCGGTATCGTACAGAACCTTGTCTTTTCCGCTCTGCTGGTTGGGATCTCCACGATTGTTTATTTTATTTACATTAACATTAAGTAATTATGAACCAAGACCATAGGTTGCCTGAACAAGTGGTCAGAGACATTTCAAAAGGATTAGCTGATGTCCTGTCTCAATCATGGCCTAAAAACGCCGATGCCACATTTGCCGGTACACCTCAAATCAACATCAATATCACTGCTCCCCCGTTGCCGTCCCGGCTGGTAAGGCTCTCCAAGTTTGCACAATGCGGACTATTTGCCAAAGGTTCTGAACCGAGCCGGGCCATGTTGGAAAGTGCCGACGGTAAAAAACTGCTCCCGATTGTCAAGTGTGGCGGAGTGCTTTACGTGGACCTGAATCGGGTTACAACCGCCATTATTGAACAACTCTCTGATACAACGACCGGAAAGCGCTACCGCAAAACCGGCTCGTTCAATGCAAATCTCTAACTACAAGAAAGCAAAAAGGCCGGGGCCAGCAGGAACTGACGCCCGACCTGAATACAATCAAACAAGGAAATAATATGAGCCTATTACAAAACATCAAGCGCGGAGTGCAGCAGCGTCCGCAGCGGGTCATCATCTACGGGCCGGAAGGCGTGGGAAAATCCACGCTGGCGGCCGGGCTGCCCGCTCCTGTTCTGCTGGACACGGAACAGGGATCTTCCCACATCGACGTTGCCCGGCTGGACTGCCGGAGCTACGGAGACGTGATCAATGCGATAGAAGAATTGACGCAGGGCGGGCACGAATTCCGGACGGTCATCATTGATTCCATAGACTGGTGCGAGCGTTTGTTTGTGAACGCCTTCATCAGGGAACACAATAAGCGGGCCAACGCCTCCCTGAAATCCATTGAAGATTTTGGATACGGCAAGGGGTACAAGATGATCGAACCTGTGGCCATGGATCTCTTGTCACGCCTCAACGCGTTGATGAGCGCAGGAATGAATGTGGTGCTGGTGGGACACTCCCGCCGCGTCAAATTTGAAATGCCGGAAACAGCCGGTGCCTACGACAAACACGAACTGAACCTCTCCAAATTTGTCGCGCCGCTGGTCAAGGAATGGGCTGACGCCATGCTTTTCTGCAACTTCGTCGTAACAGTCCAGGATGGCAAGGGACATGGAGGAAACCAACGCATGGTCTACACCTCTCCTTCCGCCCCGTGGGAAGCCAAAAACCGGCACGGGATGCCCGCGGTGATGGCGATGGACGCCGGGGAAATCTCCCGCTTGCTGTTTGGAGCGGGCTGCGAATCTGCCGGGAACGCTCCGGCCGGCGAAAAGCAGGCACCGCCTCCCGCACCGCAGGAAAAACCGGCTCCCTCCCTGGCGGACCAGCTGGCCGCGGTCATCAACGACGTGCCGGGAGCGCTGAACTTCCTCGCGTACAAAAAGGAAATCCAGCCGGGGCAGGGCCTTGAAGCCGTCTCGGAAAAATTCGCCTCCTTCATCCTCTCCGCCCCCGACCGGTTCAACACGGCCGTACTGCAATACAACACCCCTGCCGCCCAATGAAACCCGTCACCTGCATCAACGTCGCCCGCGAAACCGGGCATGCCGTCCTCTCCCTGGACGGAGCGGAATACGCCGTCAGCCTGGACGACCTGCAAAAAATCCTCGCTGACATTGCCGGGCCCCGTCCGGCCCCAGCCACGGAACTATTGAGGCCGTCCCTGCTCCCCAAGCTGGCGCAATGCCCCTGCTACGTCTCCGCCCCCGACGCGGGGGAAGCGGCCCAGCGGGGAACCCGGATGGACGCCGCCTTCCGGGCCCTGCTCATGGGCGTGGACGAATTCAGGGCGTGTGAACACCTGAAAGCCGATGAAAAAGAATCCATCCTCTGGGCGGTGAAAACGGTCCGGACGCTCTGCTCCGGCGAAGAAGTCATTGCCGACAAAAACCGCTGCGCCTTCCCGCAATGGCACCCCCGCGTGACAGGCGGGGAAGCGGACTGCCTCTGTCCCGCGCTCGGCAAACTCTTCGACCTCAAAAGCGGCCAAATCCGCAACTACTGGGAACAGCAGGCCTCTTACGCGAAATCCTTCATGGAACGGGAATTCCTGGATGAAATCACCTGCCACCTCCTCTACTGCGACCAGCAGCAAATCGTTACCCGGAAATTCACCTACCGGGAAGCCATCTCCATCGTCAACGGCGTGGTGGACGCCGTGGACCGCGGCGGCGGGCCGCGCCTCTGCGACTACTGCGGCTGGTGCGCCTCGCATGACACCTGCCCGCTGCGGAACCGGGCGGCGCAGGAAATGCTGACCCTGGCGGAAGCCGGAACGCTGGAAGCGAGCTTCGCCGAAATCGCGGAAAACCCGTCCAGGCTGGCGGAATTCGTCACCAAGGCCGGAATCCTGGAATCCTATGCCAAAAAAGGAAAAGAAAAAATCCTCGACTACCTCAACAACGGCACGGAAGTCCCCGGATTCAGGCGCGTCTCCCGGAAAGGCACGGACACCGTCGCTCCGGAAGACGTCGCCAAATACGCCACCTGGATTGGCGTCCCGAAACTCCTGAAATCCTATGGCCCGCTCAAGGCGGACGTCTTCCGCGCCCTGTTCGAGGAAGCATTGCCGGAACAACAATTCCCGGAAGAACTGGTCAGGACGGGGGCCGGATCCTCCTACGTCAAAAAAATCTCCGTCTCCAAAACCGCAACCACCAAATAACCATTATGTTCAGTTACATATCAGAAGGCGAGCCCAGCGAATACGGATTCCTCCCCGCGGGCGTCTACGAAGGAAAAATCGTCAAAATGGAAGAAGGAATCTCCCAGGGCGCCAAAACGCGGGGATGCCCGCAGCTGGCCGTCCACATCAGAGCCTTCGGCCCTGAAGGGGCGGCGACGGTCCGTTACTACCTGACCAACTCGAAAGACCTGGCCTGGAAAATTGACCTGTTCGTCAAAAACGTCACCGGGAACGTCTACCAACCCGGCCAGCAGGTCATCATCAACCCGGCGGAATACCTCGGCAAACCCTGCTACGTCCGGCTCAACGTCAGACAGGGAGACAAGCCCAGAGCAGACGGGACTTATCCCGAATTCAGCAACTGCGAAGACGTGCTGGGGCCGGACGAAGCCCGGGCCATCATGGCGGCGCAGGACAGGGCAGCGGCGGGGCGCGGCGGAGCGCCCCTGCCTCCGCGCCCGGCGGACCTGCCGGCCAACAACCACATGAGCGCCACGGCGGGACCGCCGGCGGAAGAAGACGAAATCCCCTTCTAATTGCCATGAACAACTGTGTACTGGGTCTTGATCTGTCGCTCACCTCTACGGGGTGGGCGATAGACGCCGCCGACGAACGCCGTAAATGGGGCGTCATTAAAACTGCCAGGCGGGGGGCGTCCCGGCTTGATTATATAGATGACGCCATTACACGCCTCGTTGAGGCGGAAATGCCCGATCTTGTCGTGATTGAAAACTATGCCTTCGGCAACTCTCTAAGCCTGGCGGCCCTTGCGGAACTGGGCGGTGTTGTCCGCCTGTCTCTTCACCGCATGGGGTATCGGTACATTGCCGTCGCCCCGGCGACATTGAAAAAATTTGTTACCGGGAAAGGGCAGGCGGAAAAAGCCGCCATGATGATGCATTGCCTTAGGAACTGGCTCGTTGAAATCGGCAATAACAATGCCGCCGATGCGTTCGGCCTTTGCCAGTTTGGGCGCTGCTATCTGGACGGAACAGGATTCAAGGCCTTTCAGGTTAAGAGCGTTGAACAATTTAAGAAGAAGGAGGAACCATGAAACGGAATCCTCACATCATCGTTCAGCAGGTTTGCCCCATGAAGAAAACCGACGACGGGAAATACGAAGTTCAGGCCACGATTGTACACCACAAAGGGCTTATCGCCCGCTATCGAATGGAGTACCCCACGAAACGGCATGCCCGGTGGGCGCAGCACCTTATTTGCACGGTGAACAATGTTTCACGCCTTCGTTGTTCTGATGAACTTAAAGCCTTGATTGAGAAAGGAACCCGATGAAAAAGCTTCAATGCCCGCTGTGCGGGGGTGATATTACCATAGAAAAGCGCGTTCTTTACAGCGACAAGCCGTTTCTGTTTCACGCGGGGTGCGAACAGTGTCGTTGGGAAACGAACAGAGGCTACGCCGCGGAGAAAGACGCCTGGAAGGAGGCCGAAAAATATATTTCCGGATTTCCTCCCATCATGAGGGTCTGGCCGGGGGACGAGGTGAAACTTTTCGGAGACCGGCGGGTTAGGGAGGTCATCGGAAAGAACGCGAACCGGGGGATTCTTTACCTGGAAACGGCTTCCGGGCCGCCTGAACCCGTGCGGCATGACGATGTGATTCTGTGGCCCTGGGAGATTGAGCAGAACGGAGGCCGTCAAGATTGAATGCCTGTGGCTCAACTACAACCCCCAACTGACGCTTTTTAATTATGGAATTCATCAACATCCCCACAGCCTTGTTTTCCAGCCCCGAATATATCGGGGCGGAACCCATACAGCGCGCCACCTGGATCTCTCTGCTGGCCTGGTGCTGCGAACAGGAAAACGGCGGCATCATTGAGGGCTGCCGCTCCTGGGGTATGCGCCGCTGGATGCAGACCTGCGGCGTGACGGATCAGGAAATCAGCGTGGAAAACGAACTCTACCACTTTGACGGCGATAATCTCATCGTATTCGGCTATCCTCATGAAATTCAGGCCAGCGTGCAAACGCGCCGGAAGACCGCCCGTGAAAATGGGAAACTTGGGGGGAGACCCAGGAAAACCGACATTGAAACCAGTGTAGGAACCGAAAAGGAAACCCACGAAAAACCAACGTCAGCTATTTCCGAAAACCCAGAAGAAACCCAGTCGGTTTTTTTTGAGAACCCAGAAGAAAACCCAGCAAAAACCGTAAGGAAGGAAGGGAAGGAAGGAATTCACCCCCTTACCCCCTCTCCGTGCACCGTGGAAGAAGTCGAAGACCATCTTCGGGCCGCGGCCTTTGCGGGGCGTGTGCGTTTAACCCCCGACCAGATACCGGACTGCGCCACAGCCTACTGGGGAAGCCGGGATGCCGTCAACTGGACCCGCAACGGCATCCCCGTGACCAAATGGCAATCCGACGCCATCAGCTTCGCTACCAGCTACGCCCTCAACCATCCGCCGCCCCCTGGGAACGGAGACAAAGACCCTTACAGCAACCTTGAAGAACTTTAACAATCAACAATTTCAAAAAACATGATCGACTCTCAGACACTCATCGACGCCGAAAAACTGGTGCTCTCCCAGGCAATGGACGGCTCCCAGGCCTTTGCGGACCTCCGGGACAAGGGCATCAGCCGCCAGACATTCAGCCTCCCGGCGCACCAGCAAATCTGGACGGCCCTGGAAACCGTCGCCGGCACGGGAGGAACCGTGGACGCCCTCACCGTCATCGCCCGCCTTGAAGCCCAGGGCCAGCTTGACGCCGTGGGAGGACACGCCGGAGTCGTGGAAACGGCCACCTACGGAGCCCTTGCCCGGTACAAAACCGCCGCCGCCCTGGAAATGGTCACGGAAGCCGCCAAAAAACATGCGCTGCTCGCGTTTGCCTCCCGGATGGCGGAAGCTGCCGGCGATCAGCTCAAAAGCGCGGAAGAAGCCCTTGATGAAGCCGAGCGCGGCATGTCCGCCCTGCGGGACCGGTGCGGCGTCCGCCAGACCGAAACCATCCGCGGAGCCGTGGGAACCATCATTGAAAACCTGCAATGGCGCATGAACAACCCCGGAGCTATCAAAGGAATCTCCTCCGGATACCGCCGCCTGGACCTGGCCCTGGACGGCCTGCAGCCCGGTGCCATGATCGTGCTTGCCGCCCGGCCCGGAGTCGGGAAAACCGCCGCCCTGGTCAACATCCTCACCAACATCTGCCTCGGGGGAACCCCCGTGGGCATGTTCAGCCTGGAAATGCCGAAATCCCAGCTCCTGGAACGCATCCTCTACGGCATGGCCGGCATCAACTCCGACGACATCCGCCGCGGCAGGCCGATGACGGTCGGACAGCAGCAGCATTTCACGGCCGCCGTCAGGAAAATCACGGCCGCTCCGCTGCACATCGACGACGAAAGCTCCCTCACCATCGACAGCATCAGAGCCCGGGGCCGCCGGATGGTCCGGGAACACGGCGTCAAATGCATCGGCGTGGACTACCTGCAGCTGGTGCGCTCCACGACCCAGCAGGCCCGGGGAAGCCGGGAACGGGAAGTCTCGGAAATCTCCGCCGGCCTCAAATCCCTGGCCAAGGAACTCAATATTCCTGTCCTGGTGCTGGCCCAGCTCAACCGCGACGTGGAAAAAAGAGCCGGGAACGCCCAGGGCAAACCGGTCGTTTCCGACCTGCGCGACTCCGGCTCCATTGAGCAGGACGCCGACCAGATCATCATGATCCACCGCCCCTACATGTACAAGCCCGACAAGCACGACCCCACGGAAGCGCAGTGGATCATCGGCAAAAACCGCTTTGGACGGCTGGGGCGTATTCAATTCCGCTGGACCGCGGAACTCACAAAATACGAGGAAGAACAGAATTATCCCGTCACCAACAAATGAGACCCCCCAAACCATCCCTGCGAAAAAACAAGCCGACGCGGCGAGGAAAGCCCGGATCCTACAAACTGCGCTTAACGCTTCTGGTGGATCCCAGAAAAAAAGGCAAACTTGTCGAGCTGGGACTTGGCACCAACGACAGACAGGAAGCCGAAGAACGCGCCAACAGCATTATCAATGCTCTGGAATCCGCCGGACTCTACCGTCTTCCCGCCGTCCGCATTCTGGAACATCACGTAGCCCAATTTGGCAAGATTGAACCTCCCCCCTTTGAACATCCAGAATTGCCCCTATGGTAACACCCCTGGAAAAATTCCTGGCAAAACATCCCACACCCTCCGGCATGGATTCAAAGGAATGGGCTGCTCTGAACGCTGCCATGAAGGAAAACAAGTTTTTCTCTTCCAAGGTGGAGAATATCAGATTGCTGGAACGGCTGCACAGGTTGATTAAGAATTATCTGACAGGAGAAAAGGAGACTTTACCCAATGGGGAAACGGTTATCAAGGTAGGAAGCGCCGCGGACTTTTCCAACCAGGCACTTCAATGGCTCCAAACCGAGGGGCTTGTTCCACCGGACGCCGAAGGCCCGAAGTATCACAACGATATTAAAAACATCGGTGCTCTGGCCCGTCTGAAGCTCATTTTCAAGACCAACGTCCGGCAAAGCATTGGGGCTGCTCAATGGGAGGCAGCCATGAAACCGGCCAATCTCAAAGCATGGCCTGCTTTCCGGTTCATCCGCTTTCCGGGAGCCAAGACAAAGCGGCTTGTTCATGTCGTCAACGAAGACGCTGTCCGGCTTAAAACCGACTTTACTTTTTGGGCAGACGAAATGAACGCCGCCAGCCTCGGGGGCTTTGAGGTCCCCTGGCCGCCGTTCGGCTTCAACTCCTACATGGATCAGGAGCCTGTTTCCCGGGAAGAATGCGAACGGCTGGGACTACTCAAACCCGGGGAGCCGTTGAAGCGTCCAAGGGGTGCGGAGCGCTTCGGGATTGATCTGATTGAACGGTACGGGTACGGCAAGAAGGCCAGTACGGCGAAGTTGCCGGAGGAACTGAAGGCCAAATTGAAAAAGGTCTATGAAGACCGCTGGGGAGTCAAACAGGACAAATCTGATGAGGTTGTCTTTCCCTCACAGGAAGTAGCGAAAAAGGCCAGGGAAACGGCGGAGAAAGTCATCAAGGTTCCCTCTGCTCCCATTCCTGCACCAGCCCCAGCCGTCACGCACACGGTCAGCCTGGGAGATGTCCCCAAGGTGAAGATGCCTGCCCCGTTGACGGATAAGGAAGCTGATGACCTTTTGCGAAGCGTTACCGGGGAAGTGTGGGCAAAGGCATCCAGACCGGAAAAGAACGCTTTGTTTTCCTACACCGGAAATGGATATGCCCGCATCAACAACGATTTGAGGGAGGGGAAGTCCAACGCCAAGGCGAAACAGATCGCCAAAGTCATTGACAGATGCAAAGTGCCTCAAGACATGGTTGTTTTCCGTGGCTGTGGGGTTTACAAGGAATTGAAAGACGCTTTGAACTGGAAAGGAGAAGAAATAACAGACGAGCTGGTTGATATGCTCAATCTCTCCGTAGTGGGAAACCCTCTCAAAGACGAAGGTTTCATGTCTGCTGCCGTAGCGGAGGGGAAAGGGTTCATGAACCGTCCCGTGTTGTTCAGAATTCTCCTGAAGAAGAAAACCCGTGCCATTTATGCAGAGCCCTTTTCCAGATTTGGGGCAGGGGCCGGTAAGGACTGGGACGGCCTTAGCCCGCAAACCTATTTTAGCAGTGAGGATGAAATCATCATCCAGAAGGGAGGAACCCTCAAATTTCTCCAATTCCATAACCAGAACGGGAAATTGATCATTGACTGTGAATTGATACAATAATGATATGAAAGAAGAAACATCACCAGCGCACAAGAGAATTTGGGAGTCTGATTTCAAAGGATGCAAAACATCCCACCCTCTCCTGATGAAATGCCTCTTGTGCTCCAAGAAGAAGCTCAACCCGGGTAGTATGGAATGTAGCGCTTATGAGCGTAAACCTGATAGCATCCTCTACGATAACGCGGACTGCCCCAGCTTTGAACGCTGTGCTGACGCGGAAGGGCTGCGCTGGATTGAAGGATATGTGAAACTCTCCGGAAAGGCGTACGTTCCCCGCCAGGACGATATACCCCCGGCAGGGTGGGAAAAAATCAATAAGGAGTATGCGAAATGAAGAAAGAGAGGACCGGGAAGAAGGGAAATGTTTCCAGGTATAGCGCTGCCCTCTCTGAACGCATTTGCGGTCATATACGTTGCGGGGATAGTCTGAGGAAGGCTGCCGAAAAGGAAGGCATTCCCCATCCCACGGTGATGAATTGGGCCAGAGATAACACGGATTTTGCAAACCAATACGCGCGCGCGTGCGAGGAACGGCTTGCCGCCCTAGAAGACAAGTTGCTTGACCTTGTGGAGAAAGGGCATGAAGTGGCCCCACGTGCCGAAATAGGGGGAACCATGCTGCAAGCGGTCAAATTGGAAATAGACACGCTCAAATGGATGCTTGCCAAGCTGATGCCGAAGAAGTACGGAGACCGTGCGGCGCTGGCTCTGGAAGGTGGAGAAAAAAACGTAGAGGTGACCCATAAACTTCCAGCAGAAGCAATCGTTCCGTTAGTGGCAGCCTTGAGAGAAATATGGTCCGAGGAAGAAAGCTAGGGGCTCCGGTCAGGCCGGAAGACTCTCCCGTCATCTTTGCCGCCCTGATTCTGGGGGAAACAGGGCTGTACAAATGGCAGATGCGGGCCCTTGAAAGGGCTGCCCGGGGAAAGCGGGTTGCCCTGCGCGCTGCTAATGGTTCCGGCAAAACGGATAAAGTGATCGGCATCCTTGCTCTGTGGTTCCTGTGGCGTTTCCCCCGTGGGCGCATGCCTATTACGTCCGGCTCATGGCGCCAGGTAAAAAACCAGCTCTGGCCTGCCCTAGAACGGCACCGGAACAACCCATCCCTTGCGGGCTGGAAATGGCTCAAGAATTGCCGCGTGGAAACGCCGGAAGGGGGATTCATCGAAGGCTTTTCCACCAACCACGCCGGGAAGGCGGAAGGCTGGCACGGGCGTGTGACGGACGAATTCAAGGATGAGCGGAAGGAACAGGATGAGGAAGACTTCCGCAGCGAGAAGAAAGCCCGTCTGTTTGACGTTGACGAGTTTACCGGGGATGATCCTTCTTCCCCCGTGTTTTTCGTGGTGGACGAGGCAAAGACGGTTCCAGATGAAATCTTTGACGCCATTGAACGATGTACGCTTCAATTCTGCATCTACCTTTCATCCCCAGGCAAGCCGGAAGGGCAATTTTATCGCTGTTTCCACGAGGAAAAAGACCTCTTCTGTCCGATGGTGGTAACGGCCTTTGATTGCCCCCATATCTCCCAGGAGCGCATTGACCGCATTCTGGCCCGTGTGGGGGGTAATGAGGATGATTCCTATTACCGTTCCGTCGTGCTGGCGGAATTCACGCTGGAAGGAGATTTGTACATCATTGACCCTGGAAAACTGGAATGGGGTCAGCGGCAGCCCTACGAGCCGCGCAGGGGGCGCCCCGTGGCCTTCCTGGACATTGCCGCGGGCGGGGATGAAACAGTCCTTGCCATCTGCGACGGAAACGAAGCCTGGATTGAATACGCGGAACGACAGCGGGACACGGTGCAGAGTGTCCGCAAGTGTATTGCCACCCTCAAGAGGCTGGGCATTGCGGATTGTGATTTGTGGGTGGACGCTCCGGGCATGGGCCTGGCTGTCATCAGCGATTTTAATGAATCAGGTTGGTATCCGAATGAGTTCTTTGGGAACAACCCTCCGGAAGACCGCGACCGCTACATCAATCTCTCGGCGGAATGCTGGAATGACGCCGGACTGGAACTCATGACCGGGCGAGTGCATATCAGGTCCAGGCGGCCGGACAAGACGCTTTTCGTGCAGTTGACTACCCGGAAGAAGGAATATGCGGACGATTCCAGGCTCAGGAACGAGAAGAAGGAGAAAATGAAGGCTCGCAACCTGTCTTCTCCTGATCGCGCGGACGCCTTGCTGGGGGCTATATGGGCTTCCTTTCGTGGATCTTCCGGAGTTTGGACAGGAGAGGGCAACAGGCCCATTGTGGGCAAGAGTCAGCACGCCGTCAAACATACGGGGAAATTTTATCCCATTTAGGACTGTTCGTAGCCCATTTTGACATTGTTGTACCCTCCCTCACGTTGGGGCGATAATGCGTGCATGAGGCAAGCCGCCAACTACAACATACACGCCACGGAATCCCTGCCGCAGTCTCTTGCGCTGCATTTTATTTCTCCATCCGGTGAGGATATGGACATCAGCGGCATGACGCTCCGCGGAGCGGTGGTACAGGATGGGGTGATCATGCTGGACTGTGCCGTTACGGGGGCGAGTGCGGCATTGGTGACATGGCCGAGGCTGGCCGCCGGATGCGGCGCTTATGATATTTTTCTGACCGACGCATCAGGCAAAGAATACCCCTTGTTGAAGGGAGCCGTGCATGTAGTGTCCCGCGTTACACCTCCGGATGGAACGGAAGAGGCTGCGGCTGTAGCTGGTGCACTTGATGTCTCCATCCCCGAAGCGGAAGACGGCTCCGTGACCATTGTGGAAAACCCGTCCATTGTGGTCGAGGAACTTGTACGACAGGCCGAAGCGGCCCGGGATGAAGCAGAGCAGCTTGTGGAAACGCTGGAAGAACAGGTGGAAAGCGGGGAATTGGTCAATGAGGCTGTAGCAAATAAATTGCCGGTCGCGCTCAAGGATGCGGGCGTGGAATTGGAAGCGGTGACCGGGCAATCCACCTTGTCCAGCGGAGATGCCGCCGACACCTGGACCATCGTCGGAGGCTACGCGATGACCTGGGGAGACGAGATTCTGGCGGGACATCTGCCCGACAGCTGCCGCCTGACGAGTATTTCCACTGTGTATTTTTTCACCGACCCCGCCCTGAATCAGTATTGCTTGCGTGTCTGGAAGCTGGTGGACGGAGATTACAGCCTGATTGGCACCTCCGCCTATGTGTCCAACCTGACCAGCGGCCAGACGGCTACGTGGGAATTTACGCCGGGCGTTACGTTGCAACGCGGGGACAAGATCATCATCCAGGTGTGTGAAGGGACGGAGATGACGCCCTATGCCTTAGGCATGCACGCCGTGCTTACTCCGTCCATTCCTGGACGCGGCCTGGTGACGGAGGTGACCAACCCGCCCACGGTGAACGGCACGATGGCCCCGCTGATGACCGTAGTAGTGGACTATGACGACGGCATCACCCTGGGAGGTTTAGAGCTGGCTACCGCGCGGCAACTGGATAGCCTGGGGCGGGATGTGCGCCAATCTTCCGCGACCGCCGAGGCTGCGGCGCGGACGGCTGGACAGTCCGCTGCCACGGCGTCCACAGCTGCCGATAACGCCGCGACCTCCGCCACCAGCGCGGCCAACTCCGCCACAGAAGCCAAGCAGGCCCTTGAGGCCATGCCCCAAGTAGATGATGCAGGCAACATGACGCTGGCCGGAGGTCTGACAGCGGCGGGGGCTATTAACGCCAACGGCGGCGTCAACATTCCGCTGGCCGTGGGGGCTCCGACCAATGAATCCGGCGTCAATCGCCTGTACGCTTCCGGGCTGGCCGCCGTCACGGAGGCGTTTTCTCCGCAAAGTTTCCTTTCCAGCTTTAGTTTGTACGGCGGGAGCGTCGCCGTAGATCAGACGGTTCCCGGCCAGGTGTGGAAACTCAGCAAGACGTCCGCAGATCCGGGAACAGTCCAGGTCAATTTGATGAATCCATTTTTAGGAACATCCAATTATTCGGGCTGGCATGGATTTGTTCTGCCAGTCGCTTTGGGCAATGCCGGAAGTACCGCTGCCCGAAAGCTGACTTTCGCGCTGGGCAAATCGGGGAATGTCGTCAAGAAGACGGCTGCGGAGATGGATATGTTCACTCTGTCCCCCGCTCCTGGGTCTGCCAGTTCTTTAGCAAGGTTCGTTGACGTCACGTTTTATATGATCAATAACGCGGCCACGAATCCGGCAGGTTATCCGGTAAGGGTGAGGGAACTCGTCTATGATTCCACTCAGGTCAAGTGGTTATGTTATGAGACGCTCTCCGTCTTCCCGTCTTTCAATACCAACCCGTCCTGCAATATGTTCCTCTCTTATCAACAGGACAGGCCGGGCCGCGACGTCAGAGCGGGATTGTGGATTGGCTCTAATGCGGCAGATTCCCGCCGTCTGTTGTGCATTGCCGACATGCACGGCGTTGTTGACACGTTCTCATGGACTGGCGTTGGAGCCTTGTATTGGGATAGCGACGGGACCAATTCTCATAGTTATCTTGGAGCGATGAGGCAGATGACGGCTCCGGGGTATAACCAGCCTAACGGGGCTTATGATGCGTTCCGGGCGTTGGAAACCCGGTTGATTCAGTCAACCACCGTAACAGAATTTACACCTTATGAATAACGCAGAGATACAGATACAGTTTCCTCGGCCCGGCCAGTGGGATGAATTCACCCTGACAGCCGTCTATCAGGACGCGGACGGGTACACCCGCATAGACCGCTATACGCAGGACGAAATTCCGGCGAACCAGACCCCGGCCATGGCCGCCGTCGTTGCCGCTCTGGTGGAACTGGGCGAGGACTGGCAAGCCGTCCAGGTATGGGCAAGGCTGGGAAAAAATGCCATAACCCTCGCGGAAGACGGCACCTATACAATGATTGATGGAGTGTGTTTGACCGTGGAGGCCGTCCATGCGGAGACCAAAGGCCGCAGGATTTTTACAGTCTCGGACTACCCGGCTTTTGTGATCACGGATCCTGCCGCCGTGGAGTTTTTCAAGCATTTCACTACTAAATAATATGAGCACGAATAAAGAAAAAGTGAGTTGGCTGACTGGTCTCCTGACCGGTTGGGGTATCAAAGAGAGTTGGGCAAAAGTCATCGCCGGAGCTGTGATTGGGGCCCTGGTTGCCGCGGGGATTCTGACGCAACCCGGCTGCGGGCATAACGTGGACGTCACCCCGAACCGCACCGAGGTGTGCAAGGACGGCTCCTGCCTGGTGCTGGAACCGGGGCATATCTCCTACAGTCAGGCCCAGCCTGTTACGGACGTTCCGCCCGTTGTTCAACCCCTTAAGAAGTGAGGCCATGTGCAAACCCCTCAAGGAATATCTGGGAGTGATCCGCGATTATACGCGTGAGATCGTCACTTTCGGCGGTTTTGTGATAGCCGTGTTCATCTACCTGGATTTCCGCGAGGTGGTGAAGGAACAGGCTACCAACGCGGCCCATACGGCGGAGATCCTGCGGACGATGGATACCCGTCTCCAGCATTTGGAGAATTACCACCAGCAACAGCTTAAACAGCGAGATTAATTCCAACTGTAAAGTTTTTCTTACAAGTTCCCTTTATCTCATAGCCAATAGTTTATAACTTAATTAACCATGCCGGAACGATACCTTTATTTACTCGTCATTGAAACTCCCGGACGCAAGCAGGAGATGCACATGCTGCACAGCAGGAAGCAGCGTACAGCCTACAAAGCCCAACACGCGGAATGGCATCTCAACAGCACCTACGTGGAGTATGACTTGCCGGAACATCTTATTAACCAATACCTGAACAAATGAATATCGCTTTAGACATCGGACACGCCAAAGGAACCGGAGCTCGTGGAAACGGGCTGGAAGAGCACGACGTGGCATGTGTGATAGCACGCCATCTTTTTGCGCAGTTGAAGGATATGGGACATACCGTCCATGTTCTTGACTTTCCGGACAAAGGCAATACGGAAGACCTGAACGCCACCATCAAGGTTGCCAATGCGGACGGATACGACTTCGGTATTTCCCTGCATTGCGATTGCGCCCATGACAGACAGAATGCCTGTGGCGCTCATGTATGCTTTTATCCTGGATCTGTTCAGGGAAGCCGCCTGGCCGCCTGTATCGCCGAGCCTCTGGCAGACCTTCTGCCGGGACGAGCCAATACGATTCAAGCCCGGCCGGGGCTGGCCATCCTCAAGCAGACTCGTATGCCATGGGTATTGTGCGAATGCGGGTTTATCAGTAACGCCGGGGATGCGGATATCATGAAGCATCATCCGGAGAGCATTGCCAACGCGATTGCCGAGGGCGTCCGGGATTTTACGGCGCAGGAGCTTGTTTAGTTGTTTTCCATTAGTTGTTATGGGATCTATTTTCAAACCTAAAGTGACACAGGCTCCGGCTCCGCCGGTAGTAGAAGAGCCGCTGAATCCGACGGCTACGGAGAAGTCTGTTTCCGATGCTTCGGAGGATGTTCAGACCAAAAGTAAGCGCAGGTTGAAGCTGTCCGATACGGTGAATAATCCGAATCTGTCCGGCGGTTTGTCCACGTTGCGCAAAACCCTGGGATAGCAGCCATGGAGGTACGCGATTACATTTCCCTGGCAGATAATCTGCGCACGGAACGCGCCGCTTTTGAAGGCGGCTGGGATGAAATGCGCCGTATTATCATGCCCAGGGCTACGGGCAACGCTTATCCCGACCGCGTACCTGATCACAGCGGTGGATTGGAGCATAGCGACGTCGCCAATAACAGCCTGAAGAAGCTGGCATCCGCCCATTTGACTTATATTACGCCTTTGGACAGGCGCTGGTTTACCTTGCGCCCGGTAGGTTTTAATAAGGATGGGAATCAGGCTTTGAATGATTGGTACAGCAAGGTTACGGAGGTGATGGAGCGGGAACTTGCCGTTTCCAATTTTTATTCAGTGATTCATGAGGTTTACCTTGATCGCTGCCTGACGGGAACCGGCTGCATGTTTGCCGAGATGAATATTAACAGGCAGCTGATTTTCCGGCACATTCCCACGGGAACTTACGCTATCGCGGAGTCGGAGTCAGGGGATGTTGATACGCTGGTGCGCTGGTTCCGGCTGACGGCTCACCAGGCGGCGCAGAAGTGGAAGGAGGAGGCTCTGGGCCCAAAAGTGCGGAGAGCGCTCAAGGATGCCAGGAGACGCTATACGGATTCTTTCGAGTTTGTGCAATGCGTCCTGCCTAACCCGCAGGGCAAGCTGTTGTCCGACCATGTGCCGCCTGGCAAGAGAGCGTGGAAGGACGTCATTATTTCGTTGGACGATAAGAAGATTGTGTTTGAGAGCGGTTTTTTCGAATTTCCGTTTCTGGTGACGCGCTTTCTGCGCTGGGGAGACAGCCCCTACGGGGTGGGACCGGCATGGTTCGCGCGGCGCACGATCCGCATGGCTATCGACATGGAGAAGATTCTTTACACGCTGGGACAGACAAAGGCTTATCCGAGGCTTTTCCTGCTGGCAGAGCAGTATGGGGAGGTGGATTTGCGCGCCGGAGGCAGGACCGTCATTTCTCCGGAAGCGGCGGAACTTGGCTTGCCGCGCGAATGGGGCACACAAGGGGAGTATGATATCGGGCTGGAATACCTGCGGGGCCTGTACGCCAAGATTGAAGAGGCTTTTTACGTTCCCATGCTGGAAACCGTTTCCCGCATCGACCGCCAGATGACGGCTACGGAGGTGGCGGCCCGGGAAGCCGAGAAGGTGCTTGGGTTTACGCCTTCTTTTACGTTGTTTGTGAGCGATTTCAGGATGATGTGCCAGCGTATTATGGCCCTGTTGTACCGCGCCGGGAAACTTCCGGAGCCGGTTCAGGGCGTGTTTGAGGTCAACCGGCGGGGCGCTCCTACACGCCTGGCCGTCCCCCAGGTTCAGTTCATGGGCAAGATTGCCCAGGCGATTGCACGTACACAGACGGACGGCTTGATGACGGCTCTTGAGTCTATCGGCACTTTGTCGCAGATGACCGGCCGACCGGAGCTGCTGGATATTGTGAATCTCAATAAGGCCGGGGAATTGATTTACGATTCCAAGGGCGCCCCGATGGAGTGCAAGGCGACAGAGGATGAGGTGAAGGAGAAGGAGACTGAAAGGAAGAATCAGCAGGAAGCGGCCATACAGGCAGCCATTGCCGAACAGTCCTCCGTGGCTAACAGGAATAATGCCCAGGCCCAGCAGGCTTTACAAACGACATGAAGACAGACCCCACCAATAAGTACGAACAGTACATGAAGCGCCGCAGAAGGATTTTCCGGGAAGCATTCAGGAATCCGGAAGTCCTGGAGGAGCTGAAGAGACATTTCCAGACCGATCTTCCCTGTTTCCAGGGGAAGGCCGGTTCTTACGACCCCCTTGACGCTATGCGTCGAGACGCCTACCGCGAGGTGGTTTTGTTCATCGAAGCGGTCATGGGCAATCATTACGAACCAGAAGAAGAGATATAGAAGAAGTACCATGATTTTATTTAAGTTGTACCATAACCGGTTTCTTTTTGAAGAGGCTCCGGAGAATGGAGGCGGTGGCGGAGGAGGTTCCGCCGCCCCTTCCGCTTCCGGACGTCCCAGCCTGGCTAATCCTGCACCGGAGCCGACTCCGGCGGATGATGAGCAGCCGAACCCTCCTCCCCCATCGGATCCGGGTTCTCCGCAGGGAGATCCGCCTTCCCAGGGGGATTACGTGTTGACGTTCGATGATACGTTTTCTGGAGACGAGACGCTGCAGCAGTTGCTGACCGAGACCGGCAAGGCCCACGGGCTTCCTGTCGAGGGGCTTTCCGCGTTTATCAAGGATATGGATGCGCGTCTGGCGGCCAAAGCGACCGAACAGAAGCAGGCGCAGGATGCCGCCATGGAAGAGGCCTGGAGACAGCTGGATGGAGAGTGGGGCCGGGACAGCGACGCACGCCAGATGCGCGCCGTTCAAATGGCCGGGAGGTTGTGCCGCATGGCCGGTATCGACCAGAGCGTGTTTAATGAGATGGGCATTGCCGATCATCCGGCCATGTACAGGATTCTGGATGCAGTAGGCCGGATTCTGGACGAGCCGGCTCTTCCGGCGCCTCCCGGACGGCAGGAACAGCAGGCCCGCGGCGAAGCCCGGCGCATGATGCACGATCCGGAACACCCGGATTATTCGGCATTCCACGATTGCGACCATCCGCGTTTTGCCGAGGTGAGGGCCAAGTATATGCGACTGATGGGTGCGTAAGCAGATATTGCTTTTCCAGCAAGCCCTGTTTCCTTTTTGGGAGCAGGGCTTTTTTAAGGAAGAAGTTCCGGTAGGGATTCCGCAGCGGAGCGCAGCTGATCCACGGAGGGGCGGATGTACACGCTATGCACGGCGGAAGAGTCATGCCCCACCAGCTCCATGGCCAGCCCCTGCGATACGCCTGATGCCTGCAACAACGTGGCCGCCGTGGCCCGAATGCTGTGGAAGGACTTGCTGTTCATCCTCCTTCTGCGGCCGCCGGCCGCTCCATGCACCACGCCGATGCCATGGGTGCGCAACAGGAGGCCGAATTGATAGGACGCGCCATCCCCCAGGGCCAGCAGGGGCGCGTGAAGTAGTTCATCCGCCGGTTCCCCCGCTTCCTTCCAGCGGGCAAGCGCCCATTGGTAAAAGCCTTCTCTCATGGGCTGGTCCATCCAGCGCCCCGTTTTGCCCGTGTCAAAGCGCACGATGCGGCGTTCCCAGTCAAACTGATTCCAGTTGAGGCGCAGAATATCCCCCAGCCGCTGGCCGTAGGTTTCAAACGAGCAGCGTACCGCGGAACTCCACAGGGGCGGGAAATGCTCAATCATGTAGCGGATCTCGTCGAGTGTGAAGGCTTCCTTGTGCAGCTTTTCCCCGGCACGGTCCGGGGGAATGGAAACGCCGGCGCACGGATTGCGGTCAATTACTTCTGAATCCACGGCATCCGCGAATGCCTGGGAAAGAACGGACATATCCTTGTACACAGTCTTTTGCCGCACCAGTTCGCGGCGAGCCGCCACAAAGCCTTTGATGTCCGCCTTGGTGATCAGGCGAAGGGGGGCGTTCGCCCGCGCCCCCAGATACTCGTAAAAATGCTTGCAGGCGGTTCTGGCATTGTAGGCCGTCTGTTCGGAGACAAGAGCCGCCTTGCGCCCAACAAATCCGTCACACCAAGTCCGCACGGAAACATTGTTGTGCACCTGGTATTCTTCCGCTTCCGCGCAGGCTATCTGCACGCCCCGCTGGTAGGCGATACGTTCCGCCAGCTTGGCCGTGATGCGGTCTCCCTCGAACTCGCCGCCATTCACAGGAACTTTCGTGGAACGGCGCTTCATCTTGCCGTCCGGCCCCTGAAATGTCACCATCCAGTAGGGCGAGGATTTTTCCTTGTTGATGGACAGACGCCCCTTGTAAAAAGGTTTGCTCAT